CGACGTTGCGTCGATACACGTCGTCGTACCTGGGGGCAAGGTGCAGATCGGACGCGCCACTCGCCCCGCCGTAGTCACAGTCTGGAAGGCCTAGCCCATAGGCCCTACCCCGTAGGCCATACCCCATAGGCCCTAGTAGCTACCCCCTACGCCGTAGCCGCTAGGGCCTATCTCTTTGCCCGTACCGAATAGCCCCTAGGGGGTACGCGGTCGGGAGTTTGGGGGGTAGGGGTGGGTTCGGGGCCTGTTCCTATTCGCGTAGCCCAGGGGGGTGCCTTCCGGCTTTGGCCATAGTTAGGAGTCCCAGACGACGAGAAGCCCCTGGCTTAGCCAACACCAGGGGCCACCCGTTCCCACCATAAGCCCCTTCAGCGGGGCCGACCCACCCTCAGAGCACCAGACTTGCTAAGACAGAACTATTGTAGCATGGTGGAGATGTTGGTGGAGGCGGTGAGAGTTGAACTCACGTTCTGCTCCGGCTTACGCCAGGCAGCTAACCCGACGCCCCCATCTATCATAGCCCGCTTTCGCCGACGTTAGGGTTTGCCCAGGTTATTGCATCCGCAACAACGTCACAGCATACATATACTATGTATATAAGTGTGACTGGTTTGCGGATTAGGCTGGCCGTGTTTTCCAGAAGGTGGGGTTACTGTCCAACCGCCCCCGCCGCGTCAGGCAACGCTTGTGGGGCATCCCGTTGCGGAACGGCGCCCAGCACATGACGCACTTGTACCAGTCCACTCCCTCTGTCCAGCGCCGAGAATGGCACGCCGAGCACAGTCCAGGTTGGTCAACTGCTTGGCCACACTGTGGACAACTTTTAGCCATCGTGATACTATAGTAGTTGATTATGAAACTTGTAGTCAACCTCGTGTGTCCACAGTGCGGCAATACCCTCATCTACGAGGAAGAGGTGGGCCAGTGCCTCCTCTGTGCGTCCTACTGGATCATCGCGGGCAACATGATAACACGAACCACTACGCCCCTGACAAACGGCGATGAGGCTCGCAACCTAGCCGAGAACGTCCAGGACATCATGGAGTCAATACCGGAGGCATAATGCCTGACCATATCTCAGGCGAACTAGCCGTTGCGGCGCTACGTGCGCTGCCTACCGACAAACTGAAGTCCATCTGGAGCAAACTCCACAAACGTATGCACGACCCAAAAGCCCATCCTGAACCTGGCGACTGGGATGTGATGGACGACATCAAGAAGGTTCTGCGTGACCGTGAGGGGCCTAAACTCGTTTCCGGTCGCCAGATGCTAGAGGAAGCGTTTAAGGAGATGTTCCGTGGCGGTTCATAAGGACAACCCAGGAAAGGTAGCGTCGAAGGGTGGTAAGCGCAAGGTCGCTACTGTCATGGGGGAGTTCAAGGCAGGAAACCTCAAGTCCTCCGGTGGCGCCAAGGTTACATCCCGCAAGCAAGCGCTGGCTATTGCCATGTCTGAGGGGCGAAAGGCCGACAAGCCAAAAGGTGCCCTGCACGGGGCTGTTGTCACTCGCCGTCGAGCACCGATTCAGCTCCCAACTCTGCCAGTTCTGCCGTCGCCGAGGACGAGACCGACTCTCCCGTCCCAGGCATCGCCGACGGCTGTAGCGGCAGTTGCCAAGACACGACCAGCGCTCATACTAAGTCGCAAGCGGAGCAGGAAGAGCTTCCAAACCCCGCGTGACGTGCCCAAGGCCCAGGAGGGCGCAGTCGTGGCCCCTCTCTCCGAGAACCTTCCACGGGATTTACCCTCCGAGGTGCTGCCGCCTGCCCAGACTACCAATACCGCCCGTGACCTCATCCGTGAGGGCATTGGCGAGTTGATTAAGGAAGGATTATGGCCAGACTACAGCTAAGGGGCAAACAGGTTACCGCTGTCCCCATGATGTCTGCGCCCGCACGGGCCTGGGTTGGTGCTTTCATTGACGCTGATGGCTGTGTAGGCAAGTACAAAGGGAGTGGCGGCAGCCGTGTCCCACGAACACTTATCTCCGCAGCGGGGACAGATGTGGAGCACATATCGACGTTGCTCCGTCTCACACGGGCGGGACGAATCAGCATGAACAATTCTCCCAGACAGTTCTCCTCCGGCCACAAGCCGATGTGGCAGTGGCAAGTAGGGGCGCAGGTTGATGTGGAGGCGATACTAGAACAGTGTGCTCCGTATTCGACCAAGATGCAATCTGTCTGGCCTGACTACAAGGAGGGATTGTAATGGGCGTAGTTGTCGGTGATGTCATACTGCCAAACCCCAGCCTTCTTGTCAAGGATGTGGTTGCCAACGACAGCGACAAGACGTTCACGGTGCCCACGGAGGCGGTGTGGGACATCCACTCGATTCAAGTCGTGTTCGATGCGACAGCGACAGTGGGAAACCGCAACCTGTTCGTAATGGTTCTCGATGCTACTGGGGCGGAAGTGCATCGCCTACAGGCAGCCGTGAGTCAGACCGCGAACCAAAGCATCTTCCACACGTTCTCTGCGGGGTATCCGCGGGAAACTGCTCTCCAGGGTACTGTTCTACTGGGGCCGCTGCCCCAGCCATTGTTGCTGCCCGCTGGTTTCCAACTACACATCCTCGACGGTTCGATCATTGACCCTACCGCCGACGACATGCTGGTCTACATCCTGGGCGAGCAATCTGTTGCGGCTCCGTAATGGCCAAGGCAGCCAAACCACGGCTCGACCGAGCCCGCGAGGACAAGGGCGTAGTCTCCGTTGAGGAGCTGGTCGAAGCGGCCAAGCCCTTCCTGGAAGGCTGGATAGAGACCCTGGGCGTTGCAGGCCAGGCTACGGAGGAGGATGGTAAGGTGGAGCCAGGAAACGTGACTGCCGCCGTAGCAGGCATCAGGATTCTCACCGACTATCTCTCCCAGACCCAGCGCCGCCGTGCCGACAAGATGCTTACCAAGGCAGCTAAGGCCCGCCGCAAGGCCATAGAGGACATGAAGGATGAGTAGCCGAAGCGCCGAATACAATGAGCAACACCGCACAGGCGAGCCATGAGCGAATCGGGATTTGAAGACATTGATGTTCGGCCCATTTGGAAACAGCGGGCCGATATGGGTCTCAGCACGCCGCTCTACGCCGAGAAGTTGGCCATATGGGCCGAAGTCAACATCCCCCAGGCCAACATCGCCGCAAAGACGGGCGGCTACGTGCCGTTCAAGCTTATGGCACGTGCCCATGCCCACCCAGCTAGGTCTATTCTGGTATCTGGTGGAATTAGGGCAAGTAAGTCTATTGGAATATCTGCGGAAATCGTGGCCTGGGCGCAACACGCAGACCTCATCTGGATTGCTGCGGACTCCTATGAGCTTACGAGACAAGAGTTTGAGTATGCTGCGGAGGCGCTAGTGTCGCTGGATTGGGTCGAACCAGGAATGGTCACGATGCCCCGCGACCAGTACCATCCCTGCTCAATGGAGACTATCTGGGGCACCCTCATCCATTGCCGCTCCCTCCACGATGTCAACACATTCGTTGCCAAAGCACCAGACGCCATCTTCTTGTGCGAACCTGGCCTCGCTGACCCCCAGTCGGTGGTGAAGGCGCACGAGCGTGTGAGCACGAAGCGGGGTCTACTCTGGATGGCGGGCACATTCGAGCAGGCGCGGCACAACTGGATGGAGGAATATTGGCACCGCTGGGCGCGCTGGCCCAACTACGAGAACGGCAAGTCCTTCGTCGTCCCCACCTGGGCCAATACTGTTATCTATCCCAAAGGGCGCCACGACCCAGAGATACATCGCCTTGAGAACTCCATGGCGCACCAGGATGGGTTATTCCTGCTCCGGTGTGCTGGTATCCCCGTACCTCCCCCGAACCTCGTCATGCGTGACGTTTACGTACCCAAGAAGCATCTTGTGCCGTGGACGTTCCAGCCGACCCACAAGGATGGCACCATCTGGCCCGTCCACGTAGCCATCGACCCAGGGTACGGCTCAGGCTCTCATTACGTCGTTACCGCCTACCAGATGGATAAGCAGGAGAACGGCTCAGAGATTATTCGGGTGTTCGATGTTGTGGCCACCCAGAAGCAGGTGCATGAGCACGTTATTGCCCTGTGCCAGAGCAAGCCGTGGTGGAAGAACGTGTCAAACCAGGGCATCATCGACCCCTACGCCGGTGACAGCCATGTGTTCGGCTCCGTCTCTCCCGCTACCGTATGGTGGGAGCAGTCCCGCATACGGCTCAACGCCCCCCCACGTGTGCGCGTGGAAGAGGGCCTGAGCTTTCTCAAGAACATGATGAACCAGCCAGGAAGTGGCAAGACGCAGATAACCTTCGACCCAGAGGGGAGCAAGCATCTCATCTGGGAAATGACGCACTGGCGACGCAAGCCGGTACGCGACAGTATTGGTGGGTTTGGTGAACCGTCCAAGAGGAACTGCGACGCCACCAAGACGCTCATCTATCTAACAACCCAGTTGTATAGTCAAAATGTGACGCAAGATTGGAATGTGCCTATCGTTAGCGGCTATAGCTTTTCGCGCTAGACTAAGGTAGACTATAGTTATGCCAGAAGAAATCGCTGTCACCCAAGAAGAGATGAAGTGGGTGGACACCGTAATCAAAGACAATACCGCTCTCTATAGCGAGCGCCATAAGATAATGCACCGCTTGCGCCAGATGCGGCTGCTGCGCGGCAAGGATACAGCCGTCGGCCCTATGCAGAAGCTTCTGGGGGCGGGCCTGCGGGTGCCTATGGGCTATCGCCTGGTGCAGAACGTCGTGGGACGTATGAACTCTGACCGCCCCGTCTACACTCGTGTCCCCCGCCGTCCTGCTGACAAACAAGGAGCGGCCAACCTAGCTAACTCCGCTGACCCTATGATGCAGACGTTTGAGCAACTAGCGCACCGTCCCCTCACCCTGCACAGCTTCGACCAACTCGCGGGTGACGGGTTCTCGGTGTGGAAGCTCAGGCGCGTTCCCTGGGAGGGTTATCCTCTCCGTGAGGGCTTCGACAGCGATAGGGCGTACAACAAGGCCGTAGCGGAGTTTGTAGTCAATGTGGGCGACCAACCACTCCGCGCTCAACTCGTTGACCCACTCAACTTCATGCCCAGTCGAGAGGAATGGGATGCGTCGTATGTCATCGAGAAGGGGCGGCGTAACCTGAAGCCCTTTATGCGCCAACACCGGCTCGCGTTTGGACTTAACAACCGCCTTGAACGAATACCTGAAGGCGAACCCTATCCCGACCTCGAACTCCCCAGTGGTATGCGCCCGATGGAGGAAATCACTGAAGTTTGGACTGACGAGTTCGTATACATCCGCCTCGGCATCAGGGGCAAGAAGTACCTCAAGTTCAAGAACGACATCACCGACACGGGACTAATCCCCTACGCCTGGGCTTCAGGTGAGTCAACAGCCATCCGTGACCCCGCTGCGGATGCCCTTTCAGTCCTATTCCCCGTGGCTGCGCTTGAGCCCTGGCTAAATATGATGATGAACACCATGGCCTCGTGGGCCATCGTAGGCGGTACACCCATTCTGTGGACAGCGCGCCAAGCTGTTGCGGGTGCTCCCATGGTGAGCAGCGTGGCCGTCTCGGACATCCCCCTTGGCAAACGAATCGACCTGGGCACAGGGGGGCAGATTGGCTTCGTGACACCTCCCCCTGTGGGCCGCGAAGTGATTGAGTTCATCCAGCTCTTAGAGGGCTTTGTCGAGCGTGCTGGACTGGCGCCGGTGACTGAGGGCCTTATCGGCACTCGGACGCCTGGCCTCGCCTTCTCCTCCGCCCTCGAAGCAGCCACTTCTAAGCTGAAGCCCCTGAACCACGCTGCCGAGCGTCTCTTCGAGGAAGTTGTCCAGAAGTCCTGGAAGATCATCGAAGACATTGATGCTCCCATCTACGTCAACGGCATGGGGTTTCGCAAGCAGAGTAGGGGCGCTGGCCGACAGCGTGTGCAGGGGCGATACGTCATCGACCCCAAGGACATCGACGGTTACTATGACATCCACTGCCAGATCAAGATGTCCTCGCTACAAGACCTCATCTCCCAGGGGATGCACGCCTCCTTTATGAAGGCGCACAAGCTGTGGGCTGAAGACCGCTCCATGACGTTTGCCGGTGTCGAGGACACCGAGGCTGAGCGCCGTGAGATTCGCCGCGATGACGCACGCAAGCTGCCCGTCATCTTCATGCGGGCCGTACAGGAAGCCATCAAGGAAGACCCGAACCTCCAACGCATCGCCAGTGACCTCAGCGAGCAGGGCGTAGATATGGCCCAAGTTATGCAAGAGGCCGCTTTTGGCGGCGGTGGAAGCGGTGAGGCTGAGCGGGTGTTCGAGGGCGCCGCACAACCCCGTGGCCAACCAGCCCCAGGTGCAGGCGGTAAGTCCTCCGGCAACCCAACACAACCCAAAGGCCCACGGCAGAACAAGCAGCCCCGACGGCAACGGAGGCCCAAGTAATGTGTGTAAGTAAGAAGTAATGGCCCGCCGACACAAGCACTGGCTTGACGAACTCTCCGATGACCTCCGTGAAGACATGGAACTGTTCAAGGAGGACATTATCGGGGCGTTCGCCGATGTTGCTCCCATTGGTGGCTTCAAGCGCTCCCCACCCATCAAGGATAGGGTACAATCATACTTAGAGATGACTCCACAGCGACGCCAAGAACTGTTTATGGAGCTGGGGCCGGAGGGCTACAGCGAGTTTGTCCAGAGCGCCGTCAACGACCTCGTTAGAGTCTACGGTGCTAATGCAAGCGCTGCGATGTCCTGGTTCATGGGCGTTGGGCCGGAACAATCCCAAGACGGCGCAGGAGTGCCTGCCGAGCAGGCTGAGCTGGATATTATTACTATGTTGGGGACAGCGACACCCCCAGAAGAGGAACTATAGTGGCAATCGCAGGCGGCAGAGGCGGCGGGAGGCGCAGGAGGGCGCAGGAGGGCGGAACCGGCAGCGTGTCGGGCGCCACCCGTTCCTCGCCTAGCCGCACAGTCTACAAGGCACCAACCCAGGACGGTTTCGTGTTCGTCACGGAGGATGGCAACGTCCTCTCGCCCATGAGCGTGCGTCAGTCGTTAGCTGCGGGATTGATAACGGTCGTCAATGGCATCCCACCTGTTTTGGAACAGATTGCAGTCGGCGGCATCCTGCCGGTCACGTTCTCTACCGGCCTCGCTTCGCCACAGATTACCGGCCCCGCGCCGTTACAGCCTGATGCACAGCCACCCGCAGACGATGGCGATGCTGGAGGTGGTGGTGGCATTGGGGGCTCTCGTGGCGCCTCACGATCTACCGAGCAGACGTTCCAGCCCATAGCCCCGCCTGTCACCGATATACTGCGAATAATGTCCGACCGTCGCCAGGCCGTGCGGGATGCGGCGCTTGCTAACTTTGGTGCTGTTCAGGGTGCTGCACCCCAGATGGTCAACCCCGATGTTCGCTTCTTCCCTGGCCTTGAGCCAGGGGGTATTGCGA